CATCCTTCAGACTGGCGACCGTGCTTTGCGCGAGGCTCATGGCGAGACTGGCAAAGGGTGCGGAGGCGTCAGAGGCAGATGCCTGGCGGCGAGCAGGCGGCGGGGGAGCAGGCGGGGCGACTTTCTTGGCGACGCTGGCGGCGGCGGGTTTGCTGCTGCTGCCTTTCTTCACGAGTTCATAAGCACCGCTTTCGAGCAGCTTCGCCACGGCGAGGCGGCCTAGAAGAAGGGCGCGCTGCGGGCTCAGGCTGATCTCGGGATGCTCGGACTCGATCTCTTTCACGAGGGCATGGCGGCTGCTGGTGGCATCGAGCACGAAGGGATACTTCTTGCTGGCGATGGCCTTCGCATCGGATTCCTTGGCCAGCCGGTCCCTCAGCACGCTGCGGGCTTTGTCGGCCTGCTTCAGTGCTTTCTCCATCTGGCGGCGGTATTGGCGCACCTGCTGCGGGGTGTATTCCACCTCGTTGCCTGTGGCGTCCTTGCCGGTGTAGCCTTCCTGCTCGTGATCCTCGGCCCACTCTTTGGCGGCCTGCCATTGCGCTTCGAGCTGGGTCAGATCCTTCTCCGTTTTCACGGCCTCGAATCCTTCCGGCATGCCGTGGAGCGGCGTGCCTGCTGTGGTGCCCTGGCTTTCCAGCTCCTGCACACGGGCCTGGACTTTCTCAAGCTGCTCACGCAGTTCGCGGTTTTTGGCCCGCGTCTTGAAATTGTCCTTTTCCAGTGCCTTGAGCTTCGCGGCGGCCTCCTTCGTGTCCTCGGGAGCGTCGTCATTGTCGCCTGCTTCCCCGTCGTCCGCATCGTCGTTGGATTCGTCAGCATCAGATTCGTCCTCGGCGGTCACCTCGGCGGAATCGTCCTCATCGTCGGGCAGGATCGCATCGCGTTCCTGATTGGTCCCGTCCGTGTTGTTGGACTCATCGGCGTCATCGGTGCCCGCGTCGTCGTCATCGTCGGCTGTCGAGGTGACAGGTGGAGATTTCGGTTTCGCGGCGGCTTGTGTCGGCTGGCTTTTGGCCTTCGCCTTCACCGGCTCTGTCTTGACTCCTTCCGCCTCACCCATCGCGGCCAACTGCTCGGCAACCGTGTGGCCGGCCAGTGACTCAAAAAGGGACAACGGAGATCCGTCAGGACCGCCCTGAACGCCAGCTTCTACGGGTGCGTTCGAGCCCGTGCCGCCTGCGGAGGCGACATCACCCGCCGCCGATTTGGCAGCCGGTGCGTTTAGAACCGCATGAGTGGTGATGAACATAAGACGTGCGCCCTGCGCACGCCGCCACTGCATCACACCGCCTGCATGCCGACAATCTCACGCCATCCCAGTTTGCCCTCGTTTGCCGCCGTTTGCCATGCTTTGAGGTTGTTTGCGGTTCAGTTTACACCCTGCTCAACCACAAACGCACGGCTCCTTGAGCCTGAATCTGGCAAAACCTGAGCCAGTTCCGGCGATTGCCGAACACTGCTTTGATGTCCGGGCGACAATCGGGATGATCATACCACGATTCGGAGGTGAGGTTGAAAGCACACATATCAATCTTTGGTAACGGCGTCTGCTGGTTTCTTCCGTGCCGTGAGCCGGATGATGTCCGCTCGCAAGTCCTTCAGGTAACGCGCCGCGCCGCTGGCCTCATCGCGGATGCGAGGCTCCTGATTGCGCACGGTCATTTCCGCATGCGCTTCGCCGATGAAGCACTCCAGCAAGCTCATCACCGCCCGCATCTCCCGCGTGTCATGCGTGGCTTCGAGTGCATCGGCAATCTGGCCTTCGGTCAAAGGACCGGACTCCATGCAGGTTTCAATGAGCAGGCGTTTGGATGGGCGTGGCATGAGATCAATTATTCAACGACAGGTTTGAAGCCGGTGCGCCCGACCTGCGCATTTTCCGTGCGCTGCTGGATGGCAAACTGGAAGGCGGCCATGCGGCGATTGAGCATCTCGGTGAACATGCCACCGGCGGCATAGGCTTGGGCCACGGCGGGGTTTTTCTGCATCTGCTCTTGATCCACCTGCAAACGCGTGGCGGCATCCATGCTCTCGGTGACAGTGGGCTCGACGCCAGTGAGCAGCATGGCGATGGCGGCTTTTTCTTCCTCGGCCTCGGCGGCATTGCGCTCGCTGAGGCTGCCGGTGACGAGATCGGCCAGGCCGGGGTCGATGTTGTTGAGCAGCCACGACACGACGGGCACCGTAGGCACCTGCCCGGCGACACCGGGGATGCTGAAAGCGTCCTTCAAAGCGCTCCAGCGCTTTTGCAGATACTCCATGTCCAGACTCTTCACGTCGAATTCGAGCACGAAATCAAAGCTGCCTGCGATCTCCTCGCGGGTGACCTGGAAGGGCTGCGGTCCATTGCCAAGCACGCGGCTGACATAGAGCGGGTCCATGAACTGCTGATCGAGCGCCAGGATGCGGCGCAGGATCTCGCGTTCCTCCATGAGCGCCCCGGCCACGAGCCATTGCTGGTGCATCTGCACCTTGGCCACGTCGATCTCGCGGTGATGCAGGCCGAGCAGATTAGCCACATCCTTGCGGATCTCGTTGGCATCGAGGATGGTTCCTTGGTCCAAGGGCGGCGGGCGCATGTAGTCGGCATCGCCGCCGGACTCGACGGGCAGCTTCGTGCCGGGCTCATAGTCCCAGCGGGTGCCACTGCCAGCCCGGCGGCCGGTGACCTTCACGATGGGCATGGTGGCAAAGCTAGTGCGGTCCATGCTGGCATCCCGCGTGCTCTTCAGCAGGTATTGATGCGTGCCCACCATCTCCGGCACACCGCGGCTCTCGAACAACGGCCGTGCTTTGTATTCGCGGCGCAGGTCCACATAGCATCCGCCATCGAAGTAGTAATCCAGCAGGCGGTTCACGAACACGAGTTCCTTGTCCGCCTGGCGGCGATCCTTCCCGACAAGGGAGGGATGCAGGATCAGCTCCTGCACGGCGGGATAGCCCTCCTCATCGACGGTCTGCACGGTGATGCGCAGCACCTCATACCAGGTCTGCTCGCGGTTGCGATAGCGCGCAGTGAAAGTATCGCGGGCGGGCTCGTTCAGGATGCGCTCGACACTGGCGGCGGTGGTGTTGAGCACAGCGGAGGTATCGACGACGGGCTTTGGTCCCATGTCCAGCAGGGCGTCAATGGCTTCCTCGTTCCAGCCGTCGGTCTTCGCTTTGGCTTTGATCTCAGGCTCAGTGTATTGCTCGACGTGCGCCACCCATGGGGCGCGGTCCACCTGCCCGCACCAGTGCGGGTAAAACACGTCAATGCCGGGCAGGTAGGCACGGACACAAGGCTTGCCGGGTTTGCGATAGGGCGCGGTGAAGGTCACGCTGTCCTCGGTGCGCAAATCACGCGCCACACGCCGCGCCCGCACCGGCGAGAGCAGCGGGTAACGGCGGCGAATCATGGCAACGATGGGCGCGACATCTTCCGCCACCAGCAAGTCGTTCAACTCAGCCTCGGCGGCATCAGCAATGGCGAGCTGCTGCTCAGGCGTGAGCAGTTCGCCATTCGCATCGATGGGCTGCATGCCTGCCTCGGCGGCTTGCAGACGGGCCTCGGCGAGTTTGGCCTGCGTGTGATCCTGCACCAGATCCTCGACGCTCAGCGTCACCTGTGCCGTGCCCATGCGCTGCTCCCAGCCGACATGCATCACGGCATGACCCCAAGTGTGCTTGATCTGCCGGGCAAAATTGCGCTCGCGCCACAGCTCGGCCCGCAAGCGCTGCCGCGTTTCGTATTTCATCAGCGTCTCGACCTTCTTGGAGGCGGCGGCATCGCTGGCCTCCATGGCGATGACTTGCACCTTGGCACTTTCGATGGCGAGCATCTCCAGCATCGTGAGCTGGTCGATGGCCTCGCCCGCCAGATGCACGCGAGAATCGGCGGAGCCCTCGAAGGGGAACACCTTCTTGCCGTAGTTCGCAGCATGCTTGCGACCGTCCTGCGTCTGCCCAGCCCAAACGGCGAGCGCGGTGCGTTCGTGGTCTTGCATGTCCTGAATCCACGGCCCCAGATCGGTGAGCGAGAGCGTCATCTCGTCGATCACCCAGGTGGGATCGAGCGTTTCATCGGAGGCGACGACGTAGGTTTCGCCGGTTTCGAGGTCGGAAGTGAGCATGGCCGTGCGGGCAGGAA